CACCCTTCATCGGCAATGAGCTGGCGTGCCGTTTCCGCCGCTTGCGCACTGGCATAGACGGCAACATTGCTGCCGTGCTTGTGCTCGTAAAGGCCCACATAAACCTTCATCGCGCGAATTTTCCGCATCTCAGCGCACTCCAGTCCAGCGCACCCGACCGGTGCCGTTGTGTTCGTCGTAGACGTTGCCGCGCGCGCCCTTGGCGGGCCGCTTCCAGCCGTCCGGCTTCAATACGTCGCCGGTGGTGGTGTCGACGAACGCCCAGGCGTGACGCTGGCCGGGGCTGGCGGCAATGATGCGGATGTAACGCTTGCCCGGCTCAGCCTCGAGCTTGGGCGGGTTACCGATGACGCCGTCCTGAAACGCGGCGTAATCTTTGTTGGCGCGTTCCTGCGCCTTCGCGAGGAAGGCGGCGAACGCTTTTTCGAACTCACTCACGGATGACATGTCCTCGATTGTTGTTGGTGACCGTTTAACTCGGGCCGGTCCCATCACCCGTTTGGATCACCTCGGGAATCGTTTTCGGCGGCACCCAGGCGGCTAGGCGTTTTTGCATAAATTCGATATCGGATTCCGCGCCCTTGATGTTTTGCTCCAGCGTCGAAACCGCATTCCAGAATGCTTGCTCGTACCGCTCATGGAGACTGTAGCTGCCCGGGCGCTTGCCGTAGCCGTCGAAACCTTCCGGACGCGGCGCCTTGCATTCTTTTACGGCGCGTCCCCAGGCGTCGCGGCGTGACACGTCGAATTCCGCCGGTGGTTTGGCGCGAAGCATCGTGAGCGTGACGACCGTATTGTTGCGGTAGGCCATCGCGCGTTCGATCGCTCGCGGCAAGGCATCGCTGGCCACCTCGTACGGGCGCCAGCGGGCGCCGAAACATGAGGCGGTCTGCCAGCCTTGGCCGGGCCGCCGGTAGCCGTGATGCGCGATCAAGCCGGTCGTGGCTTGGATGGCTCGCCCGCAGATTTGGCAATGATGTACTGACACGGTTTTGTCCTCGGTTCTCTCTCTCACAGCTTGCATATAGGGCGCGGCGCCCTAGTACGCAAGCCATGCATGGTGCGGCAGTTTAGCTTAAGCGTAGCTTGACCAGTAGAGGGGTTCGTGCACCTCAATGCCGCCCATCCGCTTGCTACGGCTGCGGAAAGCGGTCCGCACGTCGTCGATCTTGATGCCGGTTTCCTGCGCCAGCCGTCGCAGCGGCTCGCCGATGTATTTGCCGGGCAGCGGTGCGCAGTGGCCGGACATAAAGCCGGTCTCGTTGCGTTCCTGGGCGATCTCGCGCACCATCACCTGCTTGCCCTTGATCTCGACCACCTCGAAAAATTCGACGTTGGTCTGGTCGTAGCCCCAGTTCGTGTGCAGGATCTCGCCGACCTTGTAGTCGGGCACCCAGGCGGTCCGCTTGGCGCGCAGCTCGGCTTTGAACGCCATCGACTGGCGCCGGGATTCGAAGGCCTCGCGCACCGCCGTCTCGCGCCGCGCTTCATCGCGGTAGTAGCAGTACACGACCGGCTTTGCCTGCTTGCCGACGAACACCCGCGCCGCGGGCTTGCCGTTCTTCTCCGTGTAGAGATAGGCGACCGCATCGCTTTGCTTGTCGACTACTTTGGTCGCACCCTTGGGGATGAACGACTCGCGGCTTGGTTTGTAACGCATTGGTGATTTGTCCTCGTTTTCTTTAGGCGCCGATCGCGGCGTAGTATCCGGCAGCGGTCACGCGATAGCGGCCGATGCCGTCTGTGGTGGTCCCCGTTAGGGCTTTGAACTTGGCAACGCTGCCGGTGAAAAACACGACGGCCTCTTTCACCATGGCCATTGTGTAGGGGTCGAGATCGACCACCGCGTCGATCGGCATTTTCCAGTTCACCTTGTCGGCGACGGCCTCGAACGCGACCTTCAGCTCGCCCTGAGTGACCGCCCGGCCCATGACATTGGCCACAATCATCTTGGCGAACTCGACTTCGTTGGCTTGCAGCGTAGACATTGTTCCTAGTTCCTTTCCTCTGACACGATACATATAGGGCGTCAGGCCCTATGTGCAAGACATGCGTATGGTATGGCAATAGGCAACGCTGCGACATCTTGCCTATACGCACACCTTGCATCTAGGGCGCCACGCCCTATATATACTGTGTCGGTGAGAGAGAAACAGGAAAGGAACCCAGTCCCATGAGCGCCTCCTATGTTGACCTTCTGTTCCGCGTGAAGCGGGGAAAGGTGCGGAAATAAGCGGCCAGATGGCCGCTCAATCAGGCCGGTGAGCGCCGCGGTGTTTGGCACGTCGACAACGACGAAATCGCGAGCTTGCTTTTGGGACGCCGGTCTTGTTGAGCGACTACGTGTGCGGCCGACCGAAATCAGGCGGCCAGATCAGGAGGTGATCCAGTTTGAGCGGCGGTGCCGCTCCGCCGGGATCAACCCGAAACGAGGACAGAAGGAAAGTGACATGAGTAAACCGCATTGGAAACCGCGCAACGTCAAGCTGACGGGCAATGGCGCACTGACGAAAGCGCAGAAGCTCGGCGGCGAGTATGTGAATCCGGAGGGGAAAAAAGATTGGTTCGCCGACGAAGGGTTCGAGCTGTCGCGTAAAGGGCTCGAGCGCATGCAGGCGAACGGCTGGCAAGGCTATGCCAACGGCTACGGCACCAAAAAAAAGCGCCAACGGAAGCTGACGGCGGCTGAGGTCAAGGTTTGGATCGCCGCCAACTACGCCCAGGCGCAAGCGATGCTGGCGGAGCTGGCACCGGCGCCGCTGCGGCTGGCCGCGTAACGGAGGGACAGATGACATTCAACATTCACACGTTCGGCAGTACCGGCGAGGCCTACGACGCCAGCCAGTGCGATGACAACATCAAGAACGGCGACGTGCTGATCGTGCCGAGCGAACGCGTCGCGGGCGTCCTGGTCGAGGCGTGGCCAGTCGCGGTGTCGGAAGCGACCGGACACTTTCACCGGTTCAACGATGACGCCGACGTCTCGGCGTTCCCGAGCGTGCGCGGTGACAAAGTCTACGACTACAGCGCCGCCGTCGCGTTCGCCAAAGCCGCGTTCTAGGCTTGAGCGTCATCCCTGAAACTGGCACCCGGCGCCCAGGATGCCTATATGCATGCGCGGCGGGGCGACTCGGTGACCGACGATGATGCCCCTTTGGTTTTGGGAAGATGACCTACCCTGCAAGGGCCTTACGACGTGCAGTGGCGAGGATGGCTACTGGACAGAGTTCCTTATTTGGTTCGATCCACCCGGCAATCGAAACTGGTAACCCCTGACTCAGTCATCACAGGAACGACGGCCATGATCTCGGAATTCACCCCGTCAGGCATCAAAGTGATTGCACTGAAGACTGGCTTCGAGATCGTTCGGGGTCAACTCTATACAGTGCGCGGAATGGTCATCAACCGCCATTGGCGAACGCGCGAGCCCGATCCTCATGTTCTATTCGAGGAGGTCGGCAGGCCGAAGGGTCGAATTGGAGAGGTGGGCTACCCGCGCGATGCGTTCGATATTCCCGCCTTGCCGACCGTCTCCCGCGAGCTGGAAATGGCGGAATAGGAGTCGCAGTCGATGACCAGCAGCCATGAATGAGGCGGCGATTAGGGCCGTTGTGGACGATCAAGCGAATGATGATGGCCTGTGGTTCATTCCGGTGACAATCACCGAGGACTATCTTCAGCGCGCCTTGCGCCGACTCCATGCCGCGATCGAGGGTAAATCGCCGCAGCAGTGTGCCATCGAAACACTGGTCGAATTGGAACGGAGTGAGTCAACAATGACAGCCAAGCAATACAAGGCGGCGCTGAAGCAGATCGGCATCTCGAATTACGCGGCAGCGCCGTGGCTCGGGATTGCGCTGCGCACCGCCCAGAACTACGCCAGCGGCGAGCGCCCGGTTCCGGAACCGACGGCGCGGCTGTTGCGTTTGGTGGTCAATCTCAAGCTCGATCGCGATAAGGCGGCGCAGCTGTGGACGACCTAACCGCGAAGGCCAACTTCGACTGGGATGATCCGGCGCACAGGGCGCGCGCGCTCGAGGTCCTGGGCCCGGACTGTTACAACGCGGCATTGCTCGAGCATCGGCGCCGCTCCACCGTCAGCATCATCAATGGCCATGCCATCCATGCGGTAACGTCGCGCTTTGGCCGGATCTTCACGGTCGGCGACAGCGGCCGCGCTTTCGCCAAGCTCGATGATGCCCGCGCCTTCGCGCGCGGCATCAATTCGGACCCCGAGCGCGTAGCTTAAGATCGTCCAACTCTTCGCGCAGCGCGTTCTCGAACCAGTCGCGCGCCCGCTGCCGATCTTCCGCATCGTTGATCGCCGACAGCACTATCGCCGTGGTCGTCGCCAGCGAATTGAGCACCTCGAACACATGCATGCGATCGGGGTCGAACCGCTGATAGTGTGCGCGCACTGCCATCATCATTCGCGTGGTGAGTTGCTGGGTCGCTTCGGCATCAAGATCATCAGGCATCGATCGCGGGCCATTGCGGGACAGTTATGATTTTTCCGGGGTGTTGAAATGCAGGCAGATCAGCGTCGCGATATCCTCGGCGACGGATTTGTAATCAAGATCAATCCGCACGTTCATAATGGCGAGCTGGCACACCGCTGCGCCTTTCTCGTCATGCAACGTCACGGTTTGGCCAACAACAGAGGAGTACGGAACCTTTTTAGCGGTCAAAAACATTGGTCGGTCTCCAGGAAATCCGTCGAGGGTTCCACGAACATTTCCGGTCACCCACAACCCTGTCAGGACGATGCGCGTCGTTCTCGCCTACTAGGACTTCATCGATCTGGTCCCTATCGCGGTTCCATTTCTCCGTCCGTTCGCTCGGCATCTCGTATCTGGCTTAGGGCGGCAACGGCGACGGGGCTCCAGAAATCATGCCCGTGCCCTCAGTACCGACAATTGAGAGGCCGTAATGCCTGCCGATTTGAGTGCTTGGCGAAGCGCAGGTATCCGGGTCTAGAGCCCATGCCAACGCCTGCTTCGCAGCATACAATGCGTCGTAGGTCTCGCCCGAAGGCGTCTGCTGGCACAGTTCCATCAGCTTGTCGTGTTCACGTTGAATGAAGCTCATTTTCATCTCCTTTGGTTAGTGGTTCTGACCGACACTCTGGGTAACGGAATCATCGAGCCCGAGCCCATCAGCGGTCCGGGTGGGGGCAACTCTCTTTTGACCATGGTCATCGGACCGTCCCTCTTGCTCTCTTGCGAGCACGAAAGTTGGATTTTGGGGCTCTTAAGAGCCCACCAACTTGGTATTCTCGGGCCGCTTCATTTGGAACTCAGCCGCCCGTACAAGGTTGGCGGCGTCGTTGCGTAGCGGCTCGTCTGAGTAGTACCAACGGCGGAAGATCGAGCGCCAGCCGGTGTTCTCGGTCGCCATTCGGTGCAAGATGCCGAGCGCTTCACGTAGCAGATAGTGGTCGCTTGGAAGCTGCGGAGTTCCCATAACAGAGTTTGGCGTAGTGTATCCTTTGCTCATTTATTCCTCGTTCTCGGCCATTCGTCACACGTTCAGCTTCAGACCATGCTTGGCGAGCACGGCATTGATGCGGGTGATCACCTGCGTCCCGACATTTGGTTGTCGACGCAACTTGTCTTCGCTGATCGTCAGCAAGTCGCGCACCGTCCGCAGGAACCGGCGCTCGGCAGCATTCGCGCGGCTTGCTTCATAACGATTCCAATTGTCGAAAATCTTGCGCACACGCTTGACGTAATCGAGCCCCCAGTCGACCTGATCAAGCGGGCACTCGAGAAATGCAAAATCGAGCGGGACCGACTTGAACTCGTCTGCCTTCAACGTCGCGATCATCATCGCCCGTTCCAGTAACCGCAACGCTTCGGCAACCCTGGACGTCGCCTGCAGGATCATGTTGATCGGGTTCTCGTCGGCGGCCTTGTCCTCCGCATCGCCCATCATGTGTCCTCATCCGCGTCGTAGAGACAGACGGCCACGATCGCCGCAGGATCGATGAACAATTCGCTGTCATGCATCACCAGCAAATTGAGCGTGGTGTTGAATCGCGCTTTGCCGATAAACGGCCCAGGATCGCCTGTCACGTACACCGAAATCGTTTGATCGTCGGCACGCGCCAGAATGTCCTCGATCTGGCTGAGAGTCATCATGGCTTGTCACACGCGAGCTTGATTGAACGCGGATCGTCGGGACGCCCGGCGGTGGTGATGATGGCGTTAGCGCCACAGCGGCGGCACTCGACGACAAAATACCCGATGCGCGGCGCGGGCCACGGCAGTGCGTCCTTGCAGCCCTCGCGGCCTTGCGAGAGATCGAGATCTTTGCCCAACGGAAAAAGTGGGTTCGGCTGCAGCCTCGGCGACTCGCCGCGATCGATCCAGTGAATTTTGAAGTCGGCGCTCATGGCCCTGGCATCGCCACCATCCTGGCCCGCAAATCGCGCTCGCGCCTCGGTGCAAACAACGCGATGATTGCTTCGGCGGCTTCATCAGCACTAGCGATTTCACCGCGTCGGTAGCGGTGGAGAATCTCGATTACTTGATCACGGATCATGTTCCCTCCTATTGCGCTGGCAGCAATTTACGCGCCTCGGTGTATTGCCGCTCGAGCTGGGACACGGCCTTGTAGCCCTGGTGGAACGCCATGCCGCGCAATATCGGCATGCCGCTGTCGATCGATTCCAACACCTCAGCGCGGGTCGCCAGCCGTCCCTCGCGATAAAACGCAATGTCGATTGGCGCGCCCAGCTCGAACAACAACCCGGCCTTGCCGCGATCCGGCCGAAACGGCCGAAAACTTTGCGTGATATAGATCGCCACCGCGCCGGGATTGCGATCGAGATGCTCGCCCGGCGGCGAGATCGAGCCCTCCGGCAGATCGACCGTGTTCCTCCGCATGCGCGGCTGCGTCAGAAACGGGCAGGCCCGCACCGCATATTCAGCGCAATCGCGATGGCTCGGCGGTTCGCTGATTATCCGGTTGACTATGCACATGGGGCCCAAGACAAAAGCTAACCGGTGCCCTAGCGACTGGCCGCACAGCCAGCACAGTTTCTGCTTCACCGCGCGCTGCATCTTGATCCAATCAAATGCGCGGAAGTCATGGGTGCCATCGCCGAGCTTGGACACGAACCAGGGCACGATATAGCCGCTCGGCGCCACCGGCAGATGCGCCATGCGGCGCGGCACCGGAATGTTGCTGGTACGCGCATTAAGACGCGTTTTCATCTCAGCGACAAAATCATCAGGTGTGCGCTTCATTCGTGCTGTCCTTCGACTTGTTGGATGAATTCGGCAGGCGATAGGCCTTGCTTGACCGCCTGCACCACGGCATCGGGTCCAGTGCCCAGCTGGACGCCGATGGCGGTCATTTCCGTCACGTAGGCGAGCGGGCGGGTGAGATCGCTGCTCGGCGGACGATCATCGTGCGGCCACAGCGGACGTTCATCGATTAACGCATTCACGCGTGTCATGCTCAGTACCTGCAGCGCCAATGCCAGACACCATGATAGCGGAATTCCTCGCGCCGTCCGGGCGCACAGATATCGCGCGGCTTGTCCGGCGCAGCGGGCGGTGCTTGCAACGTCGCGCGCTCTTGCGGCGTGGTGTCGAGCGGCGGCGGCTTGTCCTCCGGCGGGCTCGAGACTTGCAGCGCCGGAATGAGATGCGGCCGCAGCGGCACGCGCAGCTGCTCCAGCTCCTCGGTCCAATTCTGCATTGGCATTCGGATCGGCAACTCGAGCCGCCGGACGATCGTCATGCCATCGCCGTCGCGGGCCAGCACCGGCGACGCCACTTCCTGCATTGATTGACCGAGCAGATAACCGGCGCCCAGAGCGGCCAGGGCGACGATGGCAAGATCACGTTCGCGGTACATTCGCATCGGTTTGTCCTCCCGAGCTTTCAGTCAACTTGTTGCAAGCCGTTTCGACGCTGGTCAGTATTTTCTGAGCGCAATGGAGCTGTTCGCGTGTTGATTCTAGCTCGTCGAACAGCCGTTCAATCGCGCGCGTGCGGCGCTGTGCGGGCGGATCGCGATAGAGAATGCGCTCCGCCATTCCGCGCAAAACATAATCATTCTTGCGATCGCCTTCGCAAAACATCAGCACCAGCCGGGCCAAGAGTATGCCCGCCATGGCACGGTCCAGCTGCGTCAGCTCGGCCGGTTCATCGGTGAAGTCAAAACCGACACCTTGATCTTTGATCGTGAATTTCAGCATCGCCCAGCCCTTGAAGGCGAACCGACGGCACCGTCGGAGGTGAATTCGTAACCGGGTTGACCGCGGCGCCGTCGGCCTTGAGGCACAGGCCTCAAGCTCTGTTAGAAGTGGCCGCCCGAGCCTAGAGGCACCCAAACCCGGGCGGCCGTTCCCCTCTTCCGCGCTGTCATCCGGACGCGGTCGAGGAAGCTTCCAACTCTTTGACCGCCCAGCCGTGCAGCAAGTCGGCGATCTCGACCGGGTGCTCGGCGAGTACCTGATCGTTCTGGGAATGCAGCGATTTGGCGAGCAACATCATGTCGTAATAGCTCAGCCGTGAGAGTTGCTGAGCAATCGATTGCAGAGCGCTGCTACGTGGCACCGGCGAATGCTCCGGGTGGGTCGATCCGAGCGATGCGACCGGCTCGGGCCCGTTGGGTTTGTTGGCTGGTTGTAGTGTTCGCAGCCTCTCGTGCACGACTTTGCTGATATCGCCGGTTAGTCCTTGTCCTTGGTCTGTCACCTGCTTGTCCTCCTTGCGTGGTGAGTAGTAGTCTACTTGTCGGTTTCCCAACCTCTTTGCCAAGCCGTGACCAGGGCCTGATTGTCCCGATACTCTGGCGGCACCGCGCGCTTCTGCTGGCCGCGGTTACGATCGGCAATGCCGCGCTGGCGGGCGGCTTCGATCGGATCGGTGAATAGATTAGAGGGAGCGGCGGCCGGGCTCGAATCAGCCGCCGCTCCAGCCGCCGAGCGTTCCGGTTCAGCGGCAGCACTCGCCGGGGTTTTGGTCTCCGCGGCCGAGTGTTCCTGATTCGTTGATGATTCGGTCTCTGATTCGGTCAGCGGCGCTGATGCATCGGTTTCGGATGGCAATGATTCGTTTTGCTTGTCCCCAGGTTCGTCATCGGGTGCAAATACATCGAAGGCGTTTTGCAGGGACGTCGGCCGCGGTGCGGGCTTCACCGCCTCGCGTTTATCGCCAGCGCCCTGGAAGTCGTACAGGGAGTCATCTGCGTGAATGAGCCGGTCGAGATCAGTGCTCATGGGCAACGACTTGGCGTGATGTTTGACGACGGTTTTTATGGCCATCTCAGAATACGATTCCTTGACGCTCCAAGGGCCCTTGCGCGAACGCGAGAATTTTTTGCGAATGTCCTCGACTTCCTCGATCGGCATCACGTCGCGTGAGATCGTGCCATCATTGAACACGGCAATCGAATACACGTATTTGATCGGCCGGGTGCGGCCGCCGGGCTTGGGCTTGTGGCGGATAAACGGTTCATCGCCCAGCTCGTAAGCGAACTCGTCACCCTCATAAACTGCGTGCGCATGCAGATCCTTGATCTCGCCTGAATTGCGAACCTTCTTGCGAATGCCAAAGATCATCGGAAGGTAGCCTGCGAGATCGGCGCGGCTGCGGGCTCGAGGGCTGTCGTCGTCTGTCTCTTCGCCGAACGGGACAATCGCGGCCTCACGACCGTCCGGAAGCAACCCGTCCTGGGCGCAGCGCACCGCGGCATTGAAAAAGCTCTGCTTACTGCAGGCCATCAGTTTGTGATTGTTCTGCAGCGCAGTCATCACCACGCGAAGAAACCGCTCGACTGGGATATGCGCCGGAAGGGCCATCTTGAACTGATCGCTCATGCGATTTACGTCCGCGCGCCACTCGTCGATCAGACGGACGGCCTTGCCACTAGTCGGCTGCAATTCGTTGCTCATGCTTTTTTCCTCGCTGGCGTTGTTGGTTACTAGTTTGTTCGCTCTGCGTCGCCCAGCGGCAATTGCCGGGCTCGTAGTTGCCATCATTGTCGATGCGGTCGATAGAATGAGCCATCGACGGCTTCCGTCCCATATCAACGAGGAAGTTAGCAAAACTCTTGCGCCAGCGTTCGCAGACAGTAATGCCGCGGCCGCCATAATATTTGAACACAGGATTGCGTGGGTTCTCACATCGTCCGATCAATCCCTTCCAAGCGATATGTTCTGGACTAAGGCATGCGCCGTGAGTTGTTGCCATTGTTTTTGCTGATTTCGCGGCGATCTCTCGCTGCAAACAACCGCAGGATCGTGTAGTACCGGCAGTCAGTCCGTCGCCGCGACAAGAAAGCTCAGTGCCACAATCGCATCGGCACTTCCATAGCGCTCGATTGCGTTTATCCCTTCCAGCGTAGTTGAGAACGGCTAGACGCTCGAAACGCCATCCATGAAGATTCACGCGCGCGCTCATGGTGCGCCTCGTTTGATAGGAATGCTCAGGACCAGCCGCGCCGTACGTGCCGTGTCGACTGCTTGGTCGTCGAACGGAATCCGGATCGACACGTGGTCATCGATGCGCACGGCGATATAGCCGTCACCGATGCTGGCAACAGTGGGTAGCTCGAGTTCCAAGCGTAGGTCGTCGTCGCTCATGCCGCCTCTTACTCAGCCGCGACTAAGCGGAGCGGAGCTGGTTCCGGCTTGGCTTCTGGCTCGTCATCGCTTTTTTGCAAACGTTTGAGCCGCGAGGCCGAGACTTCGCGCGCGCGTTTCAATTGCCGTCGCAGTTCCCTGTTTTGTCCTTCCAGATGTTCCAAGCGTTGGCGGCTGAACGATCCGCCATCGAGAACAGTGGTCAGGGCCCCGCTCGCCCATTCGAACAGATTGTCGTCCGGGTCCATGCGCTCAACTCCCCAACTGGAATTGAAATAATAGTCGCGCACCGAAATCTGCCCGCAGACATGGTTATGAGCGACGCGTTTTGCTTCCGGGTACAAGCGGCACCAGCCGTCAAGCATACCACCGTGATTCCTGACGTAACGGATGGCAGTGAATTGGTCCCATTCTCTGCCGCAATGGGATTCGCACTGGTTGGTCTCGCGTTGCTGCTTGTGTTCCTGCGGTTCAGCTGGTTGGAAATAACGACAGATTAAACATGGCATGGTTGTCTCCTCTTCATGCCGCCTCTTGCTTGTCGCGTTTGACGGTGAGCTGGCGATAGTCGACCGGCGGCGCGACGTAGCCACGGCGGTGCCGCGACTTCCAGGCCACGCGCCAGCCGCGCACGATGGCGAATTCAGCATCACCTAGTTTGGCTTTGATCTCGGTCTCGGCCATGTCGATCTCAGTCTCGAGTCGTTTCTTTTCCGCAGCATCGCGTTCGATCGCCTCGACCAGTTCGAGCATGCGATTATCGCCGCGCAGATCGATCACCTTGCCCGGCGCTTCGTGCGGATAGAGTGCATCGATGATGCCGCTGTCGCGATCGAACGCGGGTTTTGGCTCGCGGCATTCGGCGACCGCTTGCCAGAACGCTGCAGCCGCGGCGCGGATCTTGGCTTGGGCGCCGTCGTGATGTGGCACCTCGTATTCGTACACCTCAAAGGTGAAATCGCCGACCACCAGCGGGGCGATGATGCCCCAGCGGGCGCCGGTGAGCATCAGCTCGGTCTGCGCCTGCAGCGCGATCCAGAACGGTGGATTCTCCGGCGTCCAATGCTTGCGATAGATGCTCGAGGCGACGGTTTTGGTTTGCAACAATCCCGGCCCGCGCGGATCGCCGTCGATCAGGAAGTCGGGCGTGGCACCAATGCGGGCGGCGGCATCGCGGTAGTAGAACCGGTTGCGGATGATCTTCCATTTCTTGTAGCGCTTCTTGATCTCACTCGCCACCACCGGCTCGAGCGCGAGCCCGCGCCGCATCACCGCCGTCGTTTCCGGATCGGGCAGCTCGGCGCCGCGATGACGCGCATAGAGCGCGAAGATCGTGGTGTAGGGATGCACGTCAAACAATGCGCCCATGACGCTCGCCGTGAGATCCTCGGTGCGCTCAAGCGGGAAGCCGCCGCCGCGCGGAAGAGCGATGCGTTCGATCGTCATCAGTTACCTAATTGTGATCGTTCGAGCCGCGACAATTAGAGAACGCACGCCGCTGTAAAGTCAAGCTCGGCTTTACGACAAAACGCGCGCATGGGATAACTGCACGGAGTGCTGAGGTGCAACTCTTGACCGCAGCGACACCGGCGCCGTAGCGTTCATTGGTAAAGGTTAGCGATAGCGATGAGCATGGTTCTGCAGAAAGCGGCGGTGGCGGAAAGTGTTTGGAGCGAGCTAAAGCATAGCCAGCCCCGTATGATGAGCGATATCGCGCAAGCCATTGGCATTCGGGTGCAAGCGGTGTCGCAGTGGCGGCGTGTGCCGATCGAACGTGTTGATGTCGTCGCGCGGGTGACCGGTATTCCCGCGCAAAAGCTGCGGCCGGACTGGCCGTGGCCCCCGCCGATCTCGGCGCCGCTGGCGCCTGCCAAACCACGCAGCACTAAGAGATCATCCGCGCGCTAACTGGACTCGGTTCGAGTCATTGGGAGGCTGCGATGTCCCAGCGGGCATCCGGGTACGCGCGGCGTGCGGATGAGGAGTATCCGACCCCGGGTTGGGTGGCGGTGACGATCGGCGACTACCTCGCCAAGCGGGCGCTGCACATCTGGGAACCGGCGGCCGGGCATCCGGCGCTCGCCCGCGCGCTCAAGGCCTACGGCTACCGGGTGACGGCAACACGCAGCGATTTTTTCCTGCGCACCCGCCTGCCCGATGACCGGGTCGACGCCATCGTAACGAACCCGCCCTATGGCGACGACAAGCGCGGCCAGATCGCCGCAGACTTCATCCGCCATGCGCTGAGCCTGCCGGTGCGCACTGTGGCCATGCTGCTACGGGTCGACTTCGATAGCGCAAAAACGCGTGTGGATCTCTTCCGCGACAACCCCAGGTTTGCCGCCAAGCTGGTACTGCTCAACCGGGTGAAATGGTTCGAGGGACCGAGCGCGCCGTCCGACAATCACGCGTGGTTCCTGTGGGATGCTGCGCACCGCGGGCCGCCGCGGCTGGCCTATTGCGAGCGAAAGGAAGCGCAATGAAGCGGGTGCTGGTGGAGAGCCCCTATGCTGGCGAGGTCGACGATAACGAAGCCTACGCCCGCGCCTGTCTGCTGGACTGCCTGCGCAGGGGCGAAGCTCCGTTCGCTAGCCACCTGCTCTACACCCAGGTGCTCGACGACGCCAAGCCGGGCGAGCGCCAGCTCGGTATTGCCGCCGGACTGGTATGGGGCGCCTGCGCCGATCTCGTCGCGGTCTACATCGATCGCGGCGTCTCCTCGGGGATGCGCCGCGGCATCGAGACGGCGACCGACGCGGGCCTTCCGATCGAGGAGCGACGCCTGCCCCCGGAGCGGCCGGAGGACGGCGAGGTGAAGATCGGCCAGCCGGAGCGGCCGCACAAGAAGATCAGCGTCCAGCGCGCCAAGCCGACGCGCATTGCCGAGAAGCGCGAGCCGGAGGTTCCACGTGAAACAAAAACCGATTGAGCCGCACCGGTGCCACCGTTGCCATGCGCCGATTGCGGACGGCTTCAGCTTTTGCACCGATTGCCGTCGCGATATCCGGCGCGAGGCCGCCAAGCGGGCGACCCAGAGCCGCAAGCGCCGCGCCATCACCCTGGCCAAGCCGGGAGGTGCGTAGGGTGGCACGGCTCGGGCAACCGGATCTCTTTACCAAACGGGTGCGCAGCCTGCCGCCAACTCCTGAATTCAAGCTCCATGTCATGGTCGCCGACGTGCTCGCTAAATGGCTAATGTGGGGATGGCGATCCAATCATATCGCCTCCGGTGAGTACCGGCCCGACGCCACCGCCGGGCGGCTCAAGCGCATGGGCCTCATTCCTGGCTGGAGCGACTTCATCCTGCTATCGCCCAAGCCACGCACGCTGGCGCATTTCCTCGAATTGAAGCGGCGCGGCGGCAAGCTCAGCGATCACCAGAAACTATTCGCCGACTACTGCCAGGAACATGGCTATCCGTTCGCGTGTGTCGATCGCTTTGACGACGCGGTGGCCGTCTTAAAGCAATGGGGTGCTCTGCGCGTGAGCATTTCGGCATGAGCGACGACGGGTAAAAAATACTTGGAGGCGGAATGTCTTGTTGCTGACAGAATTAGGAAGTCGACCAATGGCGGCAGATGAACATCACGCGCCTTCTCTGGGTTTGTTTGAAGTTGGATTCGCCTCATGGTCGCGGGTATTGAGTGTCAGTATCAATGACGATGTGCGGCTGTCGAATTTCAGCAATGCCTGCCGCGAGGCGGTGACCTACGTCGGCAAGGGATTAGACAAACCGATTGCGGTCGACACCTTGCTCGAGCTGGCGGAAACGCACGGCTTGGTCGAACAGGCCGGACTCGAGAACATCGAAGCGATGATCGGCCGCGCGTTCGAGCCGCCCACGTTTGCCGAGGCGCCGCAGCCGAAGGTCAACGGCGGCGCCGAGCCCGCGCCGGAGCGAGAGCAGCAGCCGCAGCTGCGCTATGCCACGCTCTACATCCCGCCCAATCCGATGGAGATTCCGCGCCGCGGCTGGCTGTATGGCGGCCACTACATCCGGCAAGCGGCAACGGCGACGGTGGCGCCGGGCGGATTCGGCAAGACCACATTGACGATTCACGAGGCGATCATGATGGTCGCCGCCGGGCTCGCGGTTTGGTATTTGTCCGGCGAGGACCCCAAGGTCGAGATCGACCGCCGCATTGCCGCGCATTGCCTGCATCATCAGGTTAATCTGAGGACGTTCACCGGGCGCCTGTTTGTCGACGACAAAAGCACGTTTCCGCTGACGATCGCTACCGCGCCACGCACCGGCGCGGTCAAGTTCAACGATCAAGCGTTGACTGAATTCGAGCACGCGATCCTGGCCTCGGAGATCGACGTGGTGATGCTCGATCCGTTCATCGCCTTTCACACCGTAGCCGAGAACGACAACGGCTCGATCGACGCGGTGACCAAGCGGCTGGCGGCGATTGCGCAGCGCACCGACAGCTGTCTCGAGATCTCGCACCATGTGCGCAAGCCGTTCATGGGCCAGGGCACGTTGACGGTCGACGATGCCCGTGGCGGCTCGGCGCTGATCAATGCCGTGAGGTCGGGCCGGGTGATCAACCGCATGACCCAGGCCGAGGCCGAGAACGCCAAGATCTCCAACGAGGACCGGCACTTTTACATTCGCGTCGACCGCGGCAAGCGCAACATGGCGCCGCCCGACAAAGCGAGCTGGTTCCATCTGGTGTCGAAAGAGATCGCCAATGGCGACAGCGTGCAGGCGCTCGAGGAATGGGAATTCCCGAAAGCGGCAAAGCCGACCGAGGCGGATATCATCTGGCTGCGGGTGGTGATGTTCGATCGACCGCTTGGCTTCGACCGACGCTCACCGGATTGGATCGGCGATGTTCTCGCCGAGCACTTCGAACGCGATCCGGATGACGAGGCGGATTTGAAATGGATCAGGCAAACCGTCGCCCACCTCGTCAAGGAAAAGGTGATCCGCAAGACCAAGCTACGCAACAAGAATTCCAAGGAACGCACGCACTATGTCCTGTGTGATGCCAAACCACATCTGACCGTGGTGCCACGCGACGGCGAGCCACCTCCGGCTGACGAGCTGCCGCTCGACGACAATGGCGATGATGACGATGAGCCGGACGATGACGATCCAGCCTGATCCTCCGCGATAATTTTTAGGACCACAAGTGAGGTGTCAAAAATTATCGGAGGTACTGCGGTCATGCTGGTCCGCGTCGTTGCTGAAGCTCAGCGATACAGGAACGGCGGCCCGTCCTCGATCGGCTCGGCCCATACCCGACCGCTGCCATAATTCTCGACCCGAAAACCTGCCCGGCAGCTGGCATTGCCGCAATAGATGATGCCGGGCCGCTCCTCGGCATAAAAGCCTTCCTCGTCGCAGCGCGGGCAGCGGTTGGCGGCGATGCAAAGGCCGAGATCGTTACTGCGCGGGAATCCGTTCGAACGCGGAATAACAATCGGTTGCTGGTGTTGCAGGCGCGGAACGATGATGATGATCAGTGCGACGATCAGCGCGATCATCACCATCGCGGCGAGAGGTGCCCACCACATACCCAATTTTTCCGTCATGGCGGCAGGCCTGGGACCCCAAAATCGATCAGCCTGCCGCCCGGGCAGGACAAAGAGCGGTGGCCGCCGCAAACTGTCCCACCGATCCGCTGGCGCCCGAAGGCGCCAGCGGAGTTAACTGTTAGGTCAGGCGAGGCGCGGCGCGAACATCTTGCGCTTGTTGCGGAAGGCAAAGCCGAGCCCGACAAAGCCGAGCAGCAGCATGCCCCAGGTTGCAGGCTCTGGTACAGCCGCCACAGCCGTTTCGATGCGGTTGTGTTCGAAGGTGAATAGACTTCCGGTGGAATCGGTTAGCGTTAGCGAGTTGATCACTTCACCGTTGATGGCGTTCACCGTGAACCCGGACTGGCCATTACCGATAGTGCCGAGATCAAAGTTGAACGTTCCGTCCGTAGCGTTCACGGCCAGCTTCACGTCGCCTGTGCCCGTCAAACTGAACACCTCCGTCGTGGTACCAACTACGACGGTGTTGGTCGGGTCGAACACTTGATCGGTCAGACTACTGGTGTTGCCAATCTTTATGTCGTTGCCGTTGGCAGCGAACGTAAAGCCGGTCGATAGGTTCGTGTAACGAACCACATCGAGATGCTGGCCATTGAGATGACCTAGAGCACTGTTGGTGCTCGAGGAGTCGGCGACGACGTTGTCGCCCGTCCCGCTCAGTTGAGGAAGGACTGTAACGTCTGCCATCGCTGGCGACGCCAGCGCAAAGCACAGTGCCGCCGTGCCAAGTAGAAGTTTTTTCATTTGGTCCTCGTTTTAGTTGTTGATCTTAGACTTCGGGTTAGATTGGCCACCGCGCGTACGCGACAGCCGTTGTTGTTGCGCTTCCGCTAGGCAACGCCGAGAACGCGGCGACGCTTGTGGAAGGCAAACGCCAAGCCGACGAAACCGAGGAGCATCATGCCCCACGTCGCGGGCTCAGGAACGGCGGCACTAATATCAATACCGCCGTTGAACGAGCCTTCTCCGACCGAGGTGATCGTGTAGTGCTCATCAGCAGTAAACAGCGCACCGGCGAATGCAGCGTTGGTCGAAAACGCTGAGTCAGACACCCCGGTGAACAACGGAGTGGTGGCAAGCGTAACGCCGTTGATGGTGGTGCGCTCGATCACGGACCATCCCGCCGTCTGGCCGCTGACCGAAAATGACGACAAGAAGTCTTGCAGCGCATTCGGCCCCTTGAGGCCGGTTGCAGTGATGTCCAGGACCAGCGTGTGAGTGCCGGTCGTGGTCTGATCAACGTCCAACGTGTTGCTCGACAAGATGCCGGGAGGCGCTAGAAACGTTTCTGAGTTGATGCTCAGCGAATTCAGGTTGAATGCGCCGAACGATTGGTTCGTGACAGTTAAGCTACCGTCAGGGCTGGAGGCAGAGCCTGCCACCACTCCGTCAACCGTCGCCGTTAGGTTGATGGCGTCGGCATAAGCAGCTGACGCCGATAGCGCGCTGGCCGCAGCCAACGCGACAAGAAGTTTCCATGTCATTGGGAGTCGCTCCACTGTGGGGTTCAACGCCGCACTCACTCACCGCGGGCCGTGGTCCGCGTGTCGCCGTTTGTTTGACTCAGAGATTCCCAAGCGCGGCGACCTTATGCCCAAAATGTCGCACGCGGTATATATCTAACGATAGTTCCGCTTAAGTTTTCCCCGTTGTCCGCGGATGACCGCAGCTCTTAAGCTCTGCGCATGATTCACCGCTTCGTCCCGCGTGGCATTGCGCCGCCGACCTACCGGCGCACGGTGCCGCAATGGCTGCGCGCGCTGAGCGATCCGCCGCCGGTGTTCGATGACGACGAAGCCTATGAATTGATTGCGCATATCCGCAATACCGGGCAACTCGGCTCGGGCGAGATCCGCGAGGTCGATTCCTGGTATGGGCGACCGTGGGCGTCTGCCACGGTGGCGGCGCCGGTCAGCAAAGACGCCTCCGAGCGCACCAACGCCGAGATCCGCGCCGCCATGGCGGTCGAGGAGGCCAGGGCCGAGGCGCAAGCCAAAGCCCGGCGCGAGCAGTTCGCCAAAGAGCTGGTGCAGCTGCGCAAGCAGGTGGCCAAGCGCAAGGCCGAGCGCGATGAGCGCGACCGCCGCCGTCGTGAACATGAGCGTGCGCAATGGGAAGCGGCGCGCGAATACGAGCGCCTGCAGCTCGAGCGCCAGCGTGAGCAGGCCCGGCGCGATCGCGAATGGAACGAAGCCACCGCCAAGGCCGATGCCGAGCTGGCGGCGAAGATCCTGGCCAAGCAGCGGGTGCAGCAAGCCGAGGACATGGCGCATCGCCAGCGGGCGCCCGACCCCAACATTGTCCTCAAGCTGGCGCATGAGCATCGCAAGGCGGAAATTCTTCGCGCGCTCGAGGCGCTGCGTCAGCAGGGCGTGCGCGATATCCGCGTCGGCGATCTGATGCGGGTGATCGGTTGCAGCGATGAAGCCGAGATCCATCGCTGTGTGCAGGAACTGGGATTAGCGTGGCGGCCGGGATGACCTGGGAAAACGGTTAAGTTCGACTTGAAAGTGCGCGGATCTCGGCGCAGCCTTGGTGGTCTCAACCGCAAAGGATGGCCCGATGGATCAGCAGCTTGTAAATGACCACAAAGCCCTGAAATTTCGCGAGATCGCCGAGCGCCGAGTTAATGCGATCGTGAAGGCATTGAGGTTGATCGGCAACCTATCGCGCAAGCACAGCTATCAATACTCCGACTTGGAGGTTGATAAGATGTTCAGCGCCTTGCGCGATGCGTTGGACACCACGGAGGCGAAATTCAAGGACAATCCGCCGCCGGTCCAACCCGGATTTCGGTTCGAGTGATCTGTTCAGCTTCCAGTATGGCGTACGGAGTCGTCCGATGGCTGACGACGACGATGATGATGATGACGATCAGGGCGCGTTCCGGTTCACCGATCCGCAGACGTCGCGCGATGCCGCGAAGTCGATCAAGGTCGGACCGATCATGTGGAAGATCCTTGAATATCTGCAGCACCAGCCGATTCCGCGCAACGGTCAGGAAATCACCGATGCGCTCGAGCTGGTGTCGATCACGGTGGTGCCGCGGCTGGCGCCGATGCGACGCTGGGAGCTGATCGTCGACGTCGGCACCAGCGTCAACCCGCGCTCGGGCCGCATGCAGATGGCCTATGTGATCACCGACAAAGGCCGCAAGTTGCTCAGTAAGGACGCCGTCTGAGATGCATCGGGCTCGGGCGCAGGAAGCACAGCGGCAAGCCATCATCGAACATGACCAGCGGACCGTCGCCGTAGCCATAGGCGATCAGCGCGCGGAGGATGCGCAGGCGGGCGATGTGCAACGAGGTCATGATTGCTTCCCCAGTTTTCTGTCTCGACTGATTCAAAAAAAAGCCTAACATTCGCAAATGCGTATACGCCTCACCCAGATTGACGGCAAGCTGCCCAATCTCGCGCTGATGAAGTTGGCGCACTATCACAAAGCGCGCGGCGACGAAATCGTCTTTTCTAAGCAGATCGAGCGTCCCAATACCGAACTGAACTACGATCGGGTTTATGGCTCGGCGATTTTCTCGTTCTCGGCTGAGCGAGTGACGAAGTTCAAGCAGCACTGGCCGAATGCGTTCGTCGGCGGCACGCACAATGTGCTCGATAACATCACTGTCGAACAAATGCTCGGCATTGAGGAGTACGAACACTATGACTATTCGATTTTTCCAAACTTTGAAGGTTCGATCGGCTTTACACAGCGCGGGTGTAGGCTCAAGTGCGGGTTTTGCGTCGTGCCGAAAAAAGAAGGTAAGGCGCGGTCAGTAAACACTATCGAACAAATTTATCGCGGCGAACGGACGCCAGACAATTTTAAGGCGGCGCTGAAGCGCTGGAAGGATCAGTTCGCCGAGCATGAGCGTAACAAACCGCAATTGCTCGATCTATTTCCCTCCGTTGAAGAACAACATAAATGGGAACTGCAAAAAGCTGCATTAGAGAAGGACAAACCTGGCAGATATCACAAACTGCATCTACATCTACTCGACAATGACTTCTTTGGCCAGCCGCGCGAACAGTGGCAGGCACGGATGCGTGAGATCATTGATGGTAAATTCAAGGTCTGTTTTAATCAGGGCATCAACACACGCATGATTGATGATGAAAGTGCCGAGGCGCTTGGTTCAATCCAGTTATATGACGACAGTTTCAAAACACGGCGTCTCTACACCGCGTGGGATAATCTCGGCGACGAAGAACGATTTTTCAAAGGCGTCGATACGCTCGAACGGCACGGCGTGAAGCCGTACAGTTTGCTGGTTTACATGCTGGTCGGCTACGACAAGCGCGAGACTTGGGACCGGGTACTCTACCGGTTCCGGCGTATGACCGAGCGTAAGATCCGACCCTACCCGATGGTTTATGGCGATCGGCGACGGCAGCTCGAGCCGCAGCATCCGAGCTTGGGTCATCGCACTCTGGCCGAGTTCCAGCGTTGGGCCATACGTAAATACTACACCGTTGTTTCGTTTGAGGATTATGACGGCTCGGCCACAGAAAAGTTGGTCAAGACGGCAGATGGTTACCAGCCGCTATTAGCACTCACGGATGACTCTGTGTAAAAGCACAGACAAGCACGGCCACGCACACGAGTTTTAATTTGACTCTCGCAATATCGGCGCGCACCATCACACACGCACCAGCACATCAGAGCTGGTTTTTCTAGCGAGAGGAAATCAGCCATGCCCGAGCAATCAGTGTTCGAGGAAATTATGTTGCATCATCCTCCCCCACTGCGAATCGAGCACACGTTAGCCAAGGTTGATCTGATCGACTTTGATCTCGACAACCCACGGCTCCGCTACCTGCGTAGCCTCAATCCCGGGAAGTCCGACAGCGATCTGCTGTTTGACGATAACGACACCAAATGGCTCAAAGGCGATATCAAGGAAAAGGGGTTGCTTGACGCGCCATACGTCAAGCGCATTGCAGGCGGTCGCCATATCTGTGTCGAAGGCAACCGCCGACTGGCGTGTATGAAAAGCCTCACAGCTGAGTTCCCGGACGATGCCAAGTTCAAATGCATCCAGGTCCGGGTCTTGCCAGAAACGACGACAGAGGCCCAAGCCGCATTGCTCATGGCCTCGTTCCACGTCGCAGGCAAGTTGCAATGGGATGCACACGAAAAAGCCGGGCACATCTACCACATGACGCACGTGCTCAAAATCCCAGAAGAGGAACTGAAAAATACACTCCACATGGGTGCTCCGGCGATCAAGCGCACCGCCGAATCATATCGCATCCTACGCGAAGTGTTTTGTACGATTGATCAGGGTGCCTACGCAAAGGATGCGGACGGTAAATGGTCTTTCTTCTCCGAAATGGTCAAGGATAAGCAATTGCGATCCCGCTATCACGAGAAGGACCCACGCTGGTGCGAGACATTCTCGCGTTGGGTGGGTGAAGGCCGCATCCCGAATGCTGCCGATGTACGTGCACTCCCGGAGATTCTGGCACAGTCAAACGCGCGCAGAATCTTTGAAACTTCGCCCGCTGAGGAAGCATTCCGACTGTCTCGCATGGAGACCGATCGCAGCAATCCGGCCAATATGAGCACTTTCTACAAGCAACTCCAAAAACTGCTTGATACGCTGATGGCCGCTGAGTTCAGGGACATCGAGCTCGCCGGTAATAACGAGGCCGCCAAACTGCTCTTGCAGGACACCTACGCCAAGATCGGCGAATTCATGGAGCGGGCTGGAGTCCGTGTCATGCCGTCGTCGACTCGTCGCGTCGCCTGAAGCAGACGCCTACCCTAGCGATCGCATTTCCCAATCCGATCGCTAGGTCCTCAGCAAAATCAGATTTCGAACCAGGGTCATTCCCATGGCTATGGACAACTTTGCTGTGCGCCAACTTGCCGATGGTCGGTGGATATGTATCGAGCTTGATCCCGATCCACCTTGGCGATCGTTTGAGCGTGAGACCCCAACGTGGCTCTGTCGCGAGCTTCATAGCGAGCCAGGGAGTAACCCAGATCAGGAAAGTGTTTTACGCCACCTCGGCGACGATCTCACTTTTCGGCAATGTCGCTTTGACGTCGTGGCCGAGCAGCTCGAGCAGCACGCGGACACGATCCTTCCCGCTCATACCTTGGTAGATGCCACCAAGGCCGCCCCAGAGATCGTTGCGATTGACGACACGGATGCGATCGCCAAGCTTGAGCACTTTGGGCTCAGGTAGCCGAATAAGCCCGCCGCGCTCCTTAGCTTTGATCCGGTTGATCTCGTTTTCCGACACGCAAGCTGGTTGATCGCCAGCGAGGAGCACGTCGAGAATGCCGATGCACGACTTGATCGGCGACCATCGGTCAATCACCCGAACGAACAGGTACGACCGGAACAACGGCTCAATGCGCGAGATGGTCCGCGTGCGCTGGCTGCGATCGCGTACGTGGTAGACCGTCTTGATGCGCGGTAAGTACGTTTCGTAGCCGAATCGGCCAAGCCAGAGGGCAGCTGTCGTCTCGCGCTGGTTCTCGGTCTGAGCAACGGACCAGTACGCCAATTGCGCGCCTCGCAGCTGCGGGTGGCTCGAGGCCGCACTTTGCGGTCAACAGTGCTGACCTGTCAACGCGGGATCACAGCGTCCGCCGCCGTGTCCAGTCTTATTAAATCGGGGTAGGTCACTTTTTGGCTTTAAGCACACCTTTCAGTATTATCCGTTAACGAACAACAACCTATTTTGGGATTGGCGGGTTTTTCGCTACGTTTGGCAGTATGATTGGCGAAAACGCGGAGGTAAAAAAGCGCCGTCTTGTCACCGAATTTCCGTTCGCCAACTTCTTTTGCCGACCTAAGTAAAATTAGGTCGGCAAAAGTAGCCGCTAAGTGGCTTTGACGGACGGAAATTAGGTTCGGCGACAAGTCGGCGATTTCCCTCGGCGGCCAACTGCCCAAAAGATCAAATAGAGAACATCCGTTCCGCGTCCAGAAAATGCGCTCAACGGTCAGTTCCCCACCACATCTTGCGTCGAATGCCCGACTAGGATAATAATCGGTTCGGGCCAAGGGACGAATTATCCTCACAACGCACTGTTTTTGCGAGGTTTTTGCGCGTTTTCCGCGTCAACCTCCCGCGCGGAGCGCCTCCGCTCCGCTGGCATCAACACCCGAACGGGCGCAAGATCTGGATAGTTCTTCCCAGGTACGGCCCACGTGCATGTGAGCACCCGATCTTGCGCCCACTCCCCACCTGCAAGCCCGATCGCTGGCGCCGCGTCGCATGGTCGGCTTGGTATAACCACGTCGACTGGAAGCGCCGCCGAGCCCACCAGCTGCGTAAGCAGCCATGGTGTGCCCTGTGTGAGCAACGCGCCATCCCTACAGCTGCGACCATCGCTGACCACGTCGTGCCGCATGCCGGTAATCGAACAGCGTTCCTCACTGGCAAGCTCCAGTCACTGTGCAAGGACTGTCACGATGGTGCGAAGCGGCTGCAGGAATTGCGAGGCCATGCGCCGGGCTGCGATGAGCTTGGCAATCCACTCGATCCAACGCATCCGTGGAACCAGTAGGCTACCGCAATACCTCACAACCAACCTCCTCCGGTACCACAAGGAAAGAGAAAACAATTCTATGCGTTTGAAATCGTTGCGCAAACGCAGCTGAGCAAACAGTTCCATTGGCGAACGTCGCGTCACTTTTTTGCCATCATCTTTTGGGGGGACAGAAACCCCAATTATATCAAAGGGGTGGGGGGAGGTAAAAACTAAAAAGGGGGAGGTAAAAACGATGACGCGGCTGCACTCGCGAACTTTTGGGCTCCACAACCCAGGAGTTGTAAGGATTGCGGTCCTAAAAGGAGAAGAAAATTCCTCTCGGTTCCAATAGGAAAACGGTCCAGCGTAAGCTCAACTTGAGCGAGCGCGGAATTGAAACCTAGAGGGATTTCAGCGGCTTAGCGGAAACGCCCGCCGACTTCCGCCAATCGTTCGCCAATCTTTCCGCCGAAAACCACCAGCGGAATCACCAAACCACCAGCGGAAACCACCAGCGGAAACACCTCGGGGTGGTAAATGCGTTTCTGGTATCGAATTGGGATGCGTGAGGCGCTGGCCGGGGCGTACATGCCGCCGGGCGGCTTGGTGCGGCTGTGGTACCGGTGTGGCCACATGGTTGGCCGGGCGCGGCGGGAACGCGCCGTCAGCCTTGCGTAAGCCCTACGGCTCGGCGCCGATCTCTTTGGCCGCGATCGGCACCATGTGCCACGCCGCGACGGCGAGCAGGTCGAGCTGGGCCTTGCGGATCTTGGCGGTTTCGGCGGGCGACTCGAGCACGACGTGGCCAGCGATGAACCGGGCGATCAGCTGGACCAGGACGGCGCCTTGGATCTGCGGGCCTTTCCCGGCGAGCGCATCGAAGAACGGCGCTAGTTCATCGGCGAGATCCGCAGCGTGCACCGCGATCCTATCCACGTCCTCGGTCACGGGGTGATCTCCATCTCCATGCGGACGTCGTCGGGCCACGTTGAGCGCTCGGGGTGTAGTTCCGCGTCGCTGATCTCGTGCCATTGCTTGTCCTCGGATAGGGCGGGTGCGATCAAGATCAGGGCCTCGCGCTCGGAGAATCGCAGGATCGCGGCTTTGCCTTCGGCCGCCCGGCGTTCGATGAACGCGCGCAGTTCGGCGTCCTGGCGCCAGTCATCGCGCCGTTTGGGATCGATCCAGATCTGCACCACCTCGACCGGGGTGCCACCCTCTGGGCCGCTGCCGTCCTTGCTCACGTAGCGGATGAAGTCGGGCACCATATCGACCACGTACCCGGCCCGATCGGGACGGCGCATCGCCGCGGTGTCGGCGCCGCTGAGCCATGCGCAGGACCAGATCCGGCATCCGAACGGGCGCCGATCGTAGACGCTGCAGCCGGTGTGACGCTGATGCTGACAGCGGGCGCCCGCGCGCTTGTCGAAGTCGCGCACCCAGGTCGGCGGCAGGCCGAGCGGAAGCAGTTTGCTGATCTCCGGATAGCGGGCGAGATCGTCGCGCCCGGCCTGCATTGGCAACAGGCGGCAACAGAGCGTACAGCCTGAGCATTCGCGTCTCATTTCGGGCCGCAATCCATACACAGCATCGTCTGAGTGATCGCGCTCGGCTCGCTTGGATCTTGATAGACAACATCGGCTCGAACATATTGCTGCCCTGGTTCGATCCTCTTGCCGCAGCCGCAGATGTACGGTTTCCTTGCTGTGTGTTGATGACTGCGCACGATTCGATATTTGTCCATTTGCTGTCCTCTGTTTATTCACTCAGTGCCTTGGCGATCCGGTGCATTAGCTGGCGATTGGGAAAGTCGAAGGTGCTATCGACTTCTCCGGCGGTCATCGCCGCGAAGACGGCGAGCGGATACGGCACCTGCTGGCGATGCAGGTAGGCTTTCGGTCCGAGCGTGTCATAGGTTTCCTGCAGTAGCGCGCGCAGCTCGCTGGCGCGTGATAGGCCGTCAGCCAGACCGGTGGCGTAGGCCATCCGTGCAGCTGGTCCGCTCATGCAATGATGATTTGAAGTCATCGCGATTGCCCCACCGTTTGGAGATGAGCAGCAACATCAAGGATTTCCTCGCGCGTCAGCTCCCATTCGTCGTCGGCGATGGGGGCAATCCGCAGCCGCTTGAATTCTTGATGCAGTTCGACCGCCTGCAAGTCGTTGCCGGTCGCGTCAGCGAGCAGCGCGACGGCGAGCTGGGCCGGGCCTGATCCGCCGTAACCCCAATTGAAGCCAGTTGGGGAATGGTTCTCGAGATCGAGCCGGATGCGTAGCGGCCGTTTGCGGGTGCCATCGATGCGCCAGACGAAACAGACGCCGTGCTTGTCACGCTGGCCGCGGTAGTGGGTCATGTGCGTCGCCGGGGTCGGCGTGGGCGATCAGGATCGCGCGGTATATCCGACAGCACACGATCCTGCTCGATGGCGCGGCCCGTTGGAACGGAAAACCTATTGTCATCTGTGCGCTGACGCGGATAGGCGATAGCCGCAATCGGCTCGGCACCACGGGTGGCAGTCTCCGGATTACCGCGCGGAAGCGTCGAGGTCAGCGCACTGATCCAAGCATCGGCCGCAGCCTCATCGTCGAACACGTTGAGGTCGAGAATCTGAATGCCGTAGCCGCCCCAATAGACGATCGCGAGCCAAGTATCATCGACTTGACGGTGCTTGAGGCCTTGATAGGCGTCTCCGACATGGGTCATGACAGGTGCTTCCAGATCAGTGCGCCCCACAGCACCAGCAACACGAGCCCCGCACACAGCCCGAAGATGCGGTTGAACTTGAACTGGCGCAGCATGGCCAACAGAAACTCATCTCCGATCTCGCGGGCGAACTGCTCGGTTTCGTGAATGTCCGCCATATAGCGGCGCCATAACCGTCGCATCATTTGCGGCCGCTCCGCTCGACGATCTCGCGCAGTTTCATCACCACGCCACGCGCGGTCTGTATCTCGACAAAACGCGGATCGAGCGCCATTTGGATCAGCTCCGCCTCGGTCAGTGCTCGCACCTTGAGATCGGCCTTGAATGCCATCACATAGCCGCAGCGAAAGCAGATGGTGAAATCACCCGGTTTCGGCGTTGCATCGGTCAGCGCGTCGGTGACGCTGTCCAAGCGTGTCTTGCAATCGAGACACCAATCGTCGCTGGCCAATCGAGTCGTTTTCATCGTCTGCTGACCATAGCCACTCAAGCCGCCCTTTAGCAAGATGCCCGACATCATCGATATCTCTGGCCGGTTCAATCGGCCGACCGGCAAAAAGGCAGAAGACGCCTTGCGCATGCTCGAGGAGCTGGCGGGCGAGCGGGCGCCGTGGGAAGAGCCGGGGTTGAAGCGTCGTTCCGATAAGGTTATCGCCTTTTGCCAGGACATGACGATTACGAGCGGGCCGTTGAGCGGCAAGAAAATCACCCTCCGCCCATGGCAAAAAAAGTTCATCCGCGCGGTCTACGGCGTCGACAAGACCGGCAATCGCCGGGTGCGCACGGCGATCCTCAGTCTTGGAAGGAAAAACGGCAAGACTCAGCTCGCTGCTTGCTTGGCGCTATGCCATCTCTCCGGCCCGGAGAGCGAGAGCCGCGGCGAGGTCTATTCGTGCGCCAACGATCGCCTGCAGGCGAGCAAGCTGTGCAACGAGATGATTGCGATGATCGTCAATCATCCGTGGCTGGCGATGCGCACGCGGGTGTTGCGCGGCCGCAAGCAGATTGATGATCTGGTCACCGAGTCGACCTATCAAGCACTGTCACGCGAAGCAAACACAAAAATGGGTTTGAACCCAAGTTTTGTTTGCTACGACGAATTGGGCTCCGCCAAGGGTCGCGACTTGTACGACGCGATGGATTCGGCGCTCGGCGGTCGCAAAGAACCGTTGTTGTTGGTGATCAGCACGCAGGCCGCCGACGACTTCGCGCCCATGTCGCAGCTGATCGACTACGGGCTCAAAATCGAACAGGGCGACATTCAAGATCCGGCGTTTCATCTGACGCTGTTCACGGCGCCGGAAAATGCTGACCCCTGGAACCCGGCCAGTTGGGAAGCCGCCAACCCGGCGCTCGGCGACTTCCTCTCGCTCGAGCACGTGGCGCGCATGGCCAAGCAGGCGCAGCGCATCCCGGCGCGCGAGAATTCCTTCCGCAATCTGGTGCTCAATCAGCGCGTCGCCGCCGAGACCCGATTTGTTGATCGCATCACCTGGAACGCCTGTGCAGGCGCGGCGGTGATTCCGCGCGGGGTGCACGTCTATGCCGGGCTCGACCTCGGCGCCACCCGCGATTTGTCGGCGCTGGTGATCGTCGCCGTTGATCCAAACGGGTGCTGGAATATCCAGCCGCATTGCTGGATTCCGGGGAAGGATCTCAAGGAGCGCAGCGATCTCGATCGCGTGCCATACGAGGCCTGGGTGCGCGACGGCGCCATCATGCCGATCGGCGAGTCGACAGACCCGAAGGTAATCGCGCACAAGATCGCGCAGATCAACGGCATCACCCCGATCGATCTACTGGCATTTGATCGGTGGCGAATTGCTGATCTCAAACGCGAGCTGGATGCGATTGGCTGTCCGGTCGTGCTCGAGCCGTTCGGCCAAGGGTTCAAGGATATGAGTGCCGCAGTTGATATTGTTGAACGATTGCTGATTCAGAAAAAGCTCAGACACGGCGGCCACCCGGTGCTGACATGGTGCGCGCACAACGCCGTGGTGGTGCGCGATCCGGCAGGCGGGCGCAAGTTTGATAAAGCGAAAAGCTCCGGCCGCATTGATGCGCTGGTCGCGGCGAGCATGGCGTTGAGCCTCGCGCTGACGCGGGCGCCGAAGGCGGTGGACATTGATGCGTTGATAGGATAGCGAAAAAAAACCGCGCCCGCGCACAGGGACGCGGCGAGTTCCCGAAGGGTCACCAAGTCGTGTTAGACAATGATCGGTGATTGTGGCTCGGTCTTGGCGGCCTTGCGGGCGGCGCGGGTAGCGGCCTTTTCCTCCTCCCGCGCCTTGTTGATGCGGCGCTGGCTGCGCGCCAATGCCTTGACAGAGCGGTCGAGTTTAGCCGCAGCTCGGATCAGCAGTCGGATCGCCTTGTCGCGCTGAACCATCGCGCTATCGAGATCATGCACCAGCTTGCGGTGTTGCTCGAGCGCGCGTTCGAGATAGGTTTTCATGTTTGTCCTCGTTTGCTTGGTCGTCAGGACAATTCCTGATCGATGTTGCTATTATAGCACAGCAACAATTTGTTGATCGGCGCAGCATGCCACGGAGCAGGAAGTCGCTGTTGATGTGGTTGATGTTTTGCTGCGCGATCATGTCGCGATTTGCTTGATGCCGCCAGATCGACAGATGTTCTGGTTCTGGGTGGTGTTGCTGATCCTGATGTGCATCTGGATTTTCGTCATCGCTTACACCTTGATGCGCGAAGAAGAGACCAGACATGGCTTATCGCAAGCATTGCTGTTGCGGTGGCGCCAATAGTTAAGCGGAAGCCGTCATGAGTGCTGGCAAATCCAACGGCGCCGGTGGCGTCACCGTCTACGCCGCCAACATGCAGCGGATGGCAAGCTTGCTCAGCGATCTCTACACGCCGATCGAGACCGACCAGTGGCTGCAGGCGAAACATGATCTGCTCGGCGGTCAGACCCCAGCGCAGCTGATCGCCGACGGCCGCGCCGCAGAGGTTGAGGACTTGATCTCGGCGATCAAGGACGGCGTGTTCCTATGACCCAACGCCAGCGCATCGGTCTCGCCATCATCATTGCGTTCGTCGTGCTGATCGGGCTAGCGGTTTATTTTTCGCGCCAAGAGCAAAAGCAGCTGATCGACAAGTGCAGCAGCCGCGGGCTGGTGCCGTACGAGATCGAGCACACCACCGTCTGCCGCGAACCGGCGACCGGCCAGCTGTACGCACCGCAATAGCCGATGTTCGCAGCGTTCGACATAGCGTTCGGTCACGCGCCGACGATGACGCTAACGGTGGCGGCCACCGTCGCCATCGCCCCGCCCGACGACAGCGTCGACACCAACAAGATCATCGTTACCGGCACCGGCACCGTCAGCTCGCTCGGGCCGGGGCCACTGCCGCCGTACGGCCAACCCGACGAAGAGGTGCCAACGCCGTGGGGCGTGAGCAAACAGGTGACCTGGATTCCGCAAGATGCGACGCATCCGATCACTCTGGTCTACAGCCCGACGCTGCAGCTGCTCGGCAGTGTCAACCGCACCATAACCGTCAAGACGATCTGCGATTACAGCTGGGACCCGATCGCCCAGGGGTGGATCGAGGAGAGCTACACCGACACCACGCAATCGAAAGGCGGTGGCGGTAGCGGCGGCACCGGACCGCAAGGCCCAGCCGGACCCGCCGGACCCGCCGGACCCGCGGGTCCGGGCTACAAAGCCACCAGCACCAGCGCCGTCAACATCGCCACCGGGGCGCAAACCTTCACCACGCAATCCGGGCTTGCCTACACGATCGGTGCGCGGACGCGCGCCAGCTCCAATGGCACGCCGACGAGCTGGATGGAGGGCCGGGTCACCGCCTATAGCGGCACATCGCTCACCATCGGCGTCGATCTCATCAGCGGCAGCGGTACATTTTCCGATTGGAACATCAACCTCGCCGGTGTGCAGGGCGCGCAAGGCGCCACCGGCGCGCAGGGCAACCAAGGTCTGCAAGGAAATGCAGGCCCGCCCGGCCCAACCGGCCCGCAAGGCATCCAAGGCAATCCCGGCGCTACCGGATCGACCGGGCCCGCGGGTCCAGGCTATACGGCGACCAGCGGGTCATCGATCGCTGTCAGTAACGGCGCCAAGACGTTCGTTACACAATCCGGACTCGCCTACACGGTCGGCGCCCGGGCGCGCGCCGCGTCGAACGGCGCACCAACAAACTGGGTGGAGGGCCAAGTCACCGCGTATAGCGGGACGTCACTGGTCATCAACGTCGATCTAACAAACGGCTCAGGCACGTTCGCCGATTGGACCATCAATCTCGCGGGTGTGCAGGGCACGCAAGGCGCCACGGGCCCGCAGGGCTCGCAGGGTGTGCCCGGCGCCGCCGGTGCACAAGGCCCGCAGGGCATCCAAGGCAATCCCGGCGCTACCGGGCCGCAAGGTCCGGCGGGCCCGACCGGATCGGCTGGCCCGACCGGGGCGAGCTACGTCGCCACCAGTACGACCAGCTTGCCGATTGCAGCCGGTCCAGCGACGATCACGACGCAAGCCGGGCTCGCTTATATGGTCGGCGCGCGCACGCGATTGAGTTCAAATTCCAATCCATCGCAATGGATGGAAGGAGTTGTTACGGCTTACAGTGGTACATCGTTGACCATAAATGTTGATCTACACAGTTAGTGATACAGCGCATCAAATAATCGGTTAGCGTCGGTCCTTTCGCAGCCATCCAGGCCGCCGCTGAGGGGCGGCGGGCGCGGCGGCTTGCAGTGGCGTCGCGTTCGTCGTTCGCCCCAAAGGGAAATCGCGCGATGCCCGACGACGACCAGCAGCAAAGCTTCACGCTCGAGCGCGGGCCCGACCCCTGGCACAAGCTGCCGAGCTTGGCAGCGCGGCTCGGTGTCGAGCCTTGCAGCGGGCCGATGGCGGGTCGCGTCATCGTGAGCAATCGCGAGGGCAAGCGCTACGATTTGTTTGAGCTGGTCAACGCGTTGCTCGATCGGCTCGATCGTGCGGCCCAGGACTAAGCAAGCGCGATGACCGATCTCCCGGAATTGGTAGGTCAATTCCCTCCTGGCGAAACAGCTCTTTCAGCTGGCGCCAGCAGGCGAGGCCGCGACTGTGGTGCCAGAGGCGCGTCATCGGGCGCATGGGAAACCACGCGCGTAGGATATGCGCCCAGATGCAAGTCATTAGCCACAGTGCTCGTACGACGTTCCGCATCCGCGATGACTACCACAGGACTAAAGCAAGCGCGATGACCGACGACGTCGCCAAAGCCAACGCGCAGACGGAGTTCATGAACGACTGCGTGCCGTACTTCATCGATGAGGGCAAGGACCAGGATCAGGCGATCGCGATCTGTCTGCATCTGTGGGAAGGCAAGCGCTGGCGCGGCATCCGCGCTCGCGCCGAGCAGCTGCAGGCCCGGCGCCGTCACGCCGACAACAAGGCCCGCTTTGCGGCGCTGCGCTATCAGCCGCATCCGTGGCGGGCGCTGCGCCAACGCGCGGCCGAGCTGCTGGTGCGGTTCGATCCCGACGAGCCGCGCGACGAATCCGGCAAATGGACCGACGGCGGCGGTGGTGGCAGCGACGGCGGCGGCAAAAAACCAGCCAGCGAGACCAAGCCCGCTGTCGCCGCACATGCCAATCCCAAGGTCAAGGAGATCATCGAGAAGGTCCCCGGCGCGCAAGCCGCGATCGAGCGCGCTGTCGACAAGCTCGCCAGCGGCAAGCCCAGCGATGCGCCGGTCGGCGAAGGCGGCTACAAACGCTCGGATGGCTTCTACACCGCGCCGCGCCAAAAGGTGCACGCCGAGATCCTGGAGAAGATCTTCACCCCGGAGAAGATCGCTGCCGCCACGCCCAAGCCGGGCGAGCAGCCGACCGCGCATCTGCTCGGCGGCTCCGGCGGTTCCGGCAAGGGCTGGTTCACTAAGCCGGACGGCACGGTGCGCACCGACAATGCGATCTATCTGAATTCCGATGACATGAAGGCGATGCTGCCCGACTACAAGGGCTGGAACGCGCCGTTGCTACATGAGGAATCGAGCGAGCTGCTGCGGCTGACGGAAAACATCGCCATGGCCCAAGGTCTCAACGTCATCATCGACGGCACCATGGGCAAATACGACGGGCTGGCCAAGCGCATCGATCGCTACAAGACCGGCGGCTATCGGGTGGAAGGTCACTTCATGCGGGTGACACCGGAGACGTCAGCAACCCGCGCGCTGCAGCGGTTCGTGCGCGGCGGCGAGAGCGGCCGCTACGTGCCGCCGGAAATGCTGCTCGCGCATCCGGCGACCGCTAACTTCGAGAAGGCGCGCAGCAAGATGGACGCCTGGGAGATGTATGACAACGAGGGCACCAAACCGAAGTTTGTCAGCCGCGGCTAGTTGCGCGCGCGTTGTTTTTTCGCGATCTCTTCCGCGCACGTGATCCTGATCAGTGTTATCAACTTCTCAGCCAAATCATCCTCGCTATCATGAAGATCATAGCGAACCGCGATCTTGACGGCTGTTACGATAAGCGCGGGAATTATATCGCCGGGATCAACAGAGGGCCGTTCGACGAGCCAAGCGATCAGCTCATTGGTCAGCTCTTGGGCGGCTTGCGGGCTGCTCACCAGGGCTAATCCTTTTTCGGTTTTGATTTGCGCTTGGCATATTTGTCGTACAGCTCCTGGAACGCCTCTGGCACCTCGCCGGGGTCCCAATCGCTGTCGAAGTTCTCGAGCGGAATCGGATTGCCGTTGCCGTCGACGTAGCCGTCCGGCTTTTTGTCTTTGTCGTCACTCATGTGAAGTCCTCTGCGGTTAAGTTATGCTTTACCATATAGTCTAGCACCTTGGCAATCAGCGGCGGCACGGGCAGCTCGCCAAGCGCATAGCGCCGCGAGGTACGCGGATCGATCGCGAGGAAATGCGCCGCCGTCACCTGATTGAATCCGATGCGATCGAGCGCGCGTTGGTATTGTTTCGCGGTCATGGGGTGGTCTCCGCAAACGGGCGCCCGTGATAACCATCGAGGAATGCAACCAGCTCGGCGGCGTCGTAGGCCTGCAGGCTGACGACGTACCACGTCAACGGATGGCCGACCGCGCGCACCCGGCGCCCGCGCCAGTACGCCCGACGCGCAGCCGAGACCAAGCCCGCTTCCGCGAGCTTGGCCCGATACTCGGCCATTGTCTGTTCCATCTAGGCGCCGTGCACCGCGAGATACTTCGCTGCGCCCGCCTTTTCGGCTTCCGCCTTCACCACTTTGCTGACGCCGGGAAACCGCACAACCTTGCCGTCGCCGCTAATCTTGAATGAGCCGCGCCGCACAACCGGATCGCCGACCCAGTCGGGATGATCGCCGAACCCGCGCGCAATCGCTTCGGCCTTGCGCTCCTCGTCAGTCAACGTCTTGACCGTCTTGAACACCGTTCCGGTGATCGAGCCGTCATCGTGCTCGACCCGCGACGTTTCATAAAAACCGTCCGACAAGCCGTTGCTCGAGTGATTGGTGGTCCCGCGCCGGGCGATCTCGCCCAACGCCTGGAAAACGTAACCGGCTTTCGCCGCGTAGCTGTAACCCATTGTGTCCTCGTTTCAGTTAGTGGTGGTAGTTGCTGCTCACTCGATCTCCATCGGCAACCCGACGCTTTTACGCAGCGCGCGGTAGCGAGGTTCGGCGAGTTGTTTGCGGAGTAAATTACGTTCCGCGTCGATGTGCTTTTGCGCGTAGGCAACCGCTTCTTCGCGCGTGGCAAATGCGACGCCCTTGACCGGGTTCCAAGTGTGGAACCTGCTGATCCGATCCGGCCGGTCATAGTTGATGACGGGCACATAGGGATAAGCTGGATTGCGTCCGCGTTTGGCGGCCGACGCGCGGCCATACCAACGCTCAGCGGCAATGGCCTCGATCGCAGTCATCAGTTCAACGCGGTTCATCTCGAATTCCTGGTGCGGGTGTTCCGGCGAGACCCGCTCACGCCGCCCGCCAGCTCCGCTGCCGAGTCCGGGCCACCGCCGTCGCGATGGCAATCTCTCACGCTCTTAATATAGGGCATCACGCCCTATACGCAAGTGGTGCGGTGAGCATGCCGCACGTATCCCCATACCGATGGAGGCAGAAATGCCCATGAAACCGCACAAGGGTGAAAGCCAGGACGCGTTCATGAAGCGTTGCGTGCCCGACATGATGGGCGACGGTAAGCGTGAGCAGGACCAAGCCGTCGCTGCTTGCATGTCGATCTGGCGCGACGACAAGGGGCAGAAGCAACCCGAGGGCAAAGACTTTGCCGACCCCGGTTATCGCGGCGACGGCGGCAAGCGCTATGTGATCGATACTGCCGATCAGGTGCGCACGGCATGGCACAACATTCATCGCGCCGGTGAAATCTATACCAAGGCGCAGGACGATCGCATCAAGGCGCGCATCATCTCGGCCTGGAAAGTGCTGATCGACAAGGCCGGGCCGCCCGACCTGGGCGATGCCAGCAACCGCGCGGCGTTGCGCCAGCATGTCGTGACGGTGACCAAACAGGACTGCCCAGAAGTCGACGCCGACGAAAGCCACGACGACTACATCGAGCGCTGCATGTCGGAAATGGGCGACATGGCCGACGATGACGCCGAGGAAGCGTGTCAGCTGGCCTGGGAAGAATCCAACGACAATGAGCGTAGTGGCGACGCTGTGCTGCTGCACAAGACGATGGCGACGCCGAGCACCGGCATGGAGTTCGTGCTGTCGGACGGGACCCCGGATCGGTTTGGTGACGTGATCGAACCGCTTGGCTGGAAAATCGACACCTTCGCTTCCAACCCCATTGCCCTCTTCAATCACAATACTTCGTTCGTTATCGGCCGCTGGCGGAACCTGCGCGTCACCGACAAGGATCTGCGCGGCGATCTCGAGCTGGCGCCCAAGGGCACCAGCGACCGCATCGATGAGATCCGCAAACTGATTGAGGCCGACATTTTACGCGCGACTAGCGTCGGCTTCCGGCCGATCGCATCCGCGCCGATCAACGCTAAGGACCCGTGGGGCGGTGTGCACTACACCGAACACGAGTTGGTCGAGACCAGCGTGGTCGCTGTCCCAGCCAATCCCAATGCGCTGGCGGTAGCCAAAGGCTTAGGCGTTTCTGGGAATACGTTGCGCATGGTGTTTGGCGAGCAAGCCGACAAGGGCACCATCGTGCAGCGCGAGTATCGAGCGCAACGGGGCGAGCACGCCGACACACCAAAGCGCGAGACGACGACGACCAAACAAACTGGCGAGCATGCCGATCCCAAACAGATTGGAGCACAACGGAGGACTCCCATGTTGCTCTCGCAGCGAATTCAGGAACTGGAAAAGAGCTTACTGGCGGATCAAGACGATCTCGACCGCCATCTGGAAACCATTGACGACGACAATCCGACCGAAGAGCAGATGGCGCTGACCGAAGATAAGACCACTAAGATCGAGAACAAGCAGCGTCAGCTCAACAACCTCAAGACGGTCGAGGCCAAGAACGGCAACGGTGCGATCGACACCTCGACTGCGACGGCCGTCGCTCGGCGTAAGAGCAACGAGATCCGGCTTCCGGCCGAGCTGGCCCCGCGTCCGGCCAAGAAGGCTGACCCGCTCGATTTCATCGTGCGCGCCGCCATCGTCCGTGCCAAATCAAAGGTCGAAGGCGTCAGCATCGACGATATGCGGCGCAAGATCTATGGCGACGACGAAGCCACCCGCATCATGACCGATCTGGTGTTGAAGGCGGCGACCGCTCCGGCGGAAACCACCGTCACGGGGTGGGCGGCTGAACTGGTCCGCACCGTGTGGGCGGCGTGGATGGACGTCTTGCTGCCTGTTTCGGTATTGCCAAAGCTAAGCGCGATCGGTCTCGGCCTCACGTTCGGACAGAACGGCCGCATTGTCATTCCGACGCGCTCGCTGACGCCGTCGATCGCCGGTGCGTTTGTTGGTGAAGGTCAACCAATTCCGGTGCGTCAGGGCGCCTTCACCTCGCAGACCCTGACTCCCAAGAAACTTGCTGTTATCACTTCCTGGACTAAAGAGATGGAGGACTTTTCCATTCCAGCAATTGAGGGTCTGCTACGGCAGGCGATCATCGAAGACACGGCGGTGGCGCTCGATACGGTATTGCTCGACAACAACGTCGCCACCGCGATCCGGCCACCCGGCTTGCGCTCTTACGGCGCTGGTCTGACGCCGAGTGCAACGACTCCATTCGCCAACTTTGTCGCCGATTACAACGCGCTCTATGGTGCGCTGCTGACAGCGACCAAGGGTAACGTGCGCCGCCCGGTGATCTTGCTCAACCCGACGGAGGTGCAGTCACTCAGCATGCTGCAACCGCCCAACGCAGCGGCGCCGTTATTCCCGTTCATGACGATGCTGGATAACAACCGGCTGGTCCGCGCCGATCTTGTTGAATCGTCGACGGTGACTGCGGGAACGGCGATCATGCTCGACGCGGCCGATTTCACCACCGCCGGTGCTGAAGGTCCGCGCATGGACATTTCAGATACTGCGACTCTGCATATGGAAGATACGGCTCCGGCGGATATCGTGTCC